ATTTTCCTATGTTCGTCTGATAGTTCGAAAATTAAATCACCGTATTCAAGCTGATAAGTGCCGAAAGACATTAGGAAGGCGACTGCTGGGTCTATTTTGTTTGCTGCCTTCTTCTTGTTTGGTTTAATGTTGGCGTTAGCATCGGTTTCCATCACAACGTTGGATAATGCCCAAGAAAGCACCGGATCGCCGTGGTGTTCTATCACTTGGCGATTTATCAACACTTCCGCACTTTTGGCCACCGGGCTAAATCGTTGATAGGTTTGCGGGAATGGCTCTACTTCCAAGCCTGCCGCTTGTAATTGCGTTCTTAAATGCGTGGCGTTCCAAACATCAAAGCCGATCATTTTGATATTGAAGTTTTCTGCGTCTTTCAAAATATCATCGCGGATTTTGTCGTAGTCGATACAGTCGCCCTCTGTGGCAATGAGCCACCCTTGACGCACCCAATTTCGATAAATTGCCCGGTTCTTGTTGGCCACATTATTAAGCTGAAACTCAGGAATATAATGCCGGGTAATCAACCGCACTTTTTTCCCTTGAGGGAAGGTGTAACAAAGGCTTGTTAAGTCGTTGGTGCTAGATAAATCCAAGCCTAAATAGCAATCTTGGTGAAGTAAGTCGCTTTCCGTGTAATCTCGTGCGCACTGCGCCCAATTGCCTTCGCCTAGCCATGGTGTCGTGCCTTGGCACCAAACATTAAAACGCTTGGTGAGCATTTCCACCCACTCGGAAGGAATCCCTCGGGCTTTCTTGATCGTGTTTTCAAAATCAAGGTAAGGAATGGATTTACCGATATTCGGATTGGCTTTCATCCAGTTTTCCGGATTATCAATTTCGCTTTCTTCGTCCAATTCAAAAATCAGCACAAACAAGCTATCGTTTTGCTCGTTGCCTTCCAGTATTTGTGCGCAATAATCATAGTGCTGCTTACAAGCGGAAATAACGTTACTTCCCGCGGTGGTAATGGCAAACAATAAACCTTCCGGGCGTGCGCCTTGCCCTAGTTCTAATGCACTATACACGCTGTTATCGGTGTGTAGGTGATATTCGTCCACAATGGCGAGACTTGGGTTAGTTCCCTCGATGGTTGAGGATTTAGCCGCCAACGGGCGCATTAGGCTATTTGATTTTGGATTAATCAGTTTATGCTGCTGAATATTGAGCCGTTTGCGCAAAAGGGGAGAGAGTAAGCACATTTGACGCGCATCATCAAAAACAATGCGGGCTTGGTCTCGGCTTACTGCTGCAGTGTAAATATCTTGTTGGCCAGATTCCATCAGTAGGAACCAATTAGCCAACACGGCGGCCACGGTGGACTTGGCATTTTTTCGCGCCACTTGGATATAAGCGGAACGATATTTTCTCAAGCCGGTATCGGTGCGCTTAAAGCCTAACAAATTGGCAAAAAGAAATGTTTGCCAGTCTGAAAGCTCGATTGGTTGCCCGCGTAAATGCCCCTTAACGTGCGGGCATAGGCGGGAGAATGCTAAGAATTTATTTACCGCACTTTCATCAAAGAAATAAGCGGGGTTCGCTAAATCGTCAAAATAACGCGCTACGGCTTGTTTTATCTTGCGACAAGCCACTATTTCACCTGTTTGAACTTTCTTCGCGTATTCGTGCCAGATTTCCATTTTCGCCTACATTGTGAGGATTTCATCCAACATATCAGTAACGTCCGTTTCTACCGGATTTTTACGGCGGCTCACCGGATCGAAGCCTAAGAGGGAAGACATCTTGATCATGACTTTTTCGGCATCTGCTTTCGCTGACAATGCCGGGTTTCTTGATTGTGTGCCTTGGCTATTTACGATAATGAAGCCATTTTTGGCTAAATCTGCCACGGAATGACGCCAAATTGCGTAGTTTTCGCAATAAATTTCAAGGTTTGTTAAATCTTCCGGCTTAATATCGCCACGCTCTGAAAGTTGTTTAATTCGTGCTTTCCATTGGCTTTTAGCAATATCATCCAAGAAATCAGGTGTCTTATAACTTTTTCGCTTGCTCATTCACTTTCCTTATTTTCTAAAAAATCACTTTGCTTAAAAATTTGATTGGGCGGGCGGTTCCGAAGGGTTGCCACTTTCTTTTTGAAATTGCCCCCACCCGGTCAATCATTATTTCAACTATGGTCATATCACCACGGTTCACTTCTTCGCACCAAATCCGCGTTGGTCTATCACTCGTGTTTTATAGCTGTGACAATCACGACATAAAGGCTGATGATTGCTTGCTACCCAAAACAACGGATCGGATTGTCCGTTCTCTACCGGCTTAATATGGTCTATCACTGTTGCCGGTGTATATTTGCCTTGCTCTAAGCACATCACACAAAGGGGATGATGCTTTAAGTATTGTTCGCGGTATTTGCTCCACTTGTGGTCGTAACCGCGTGCGCTACTGTTTGGGCGGTTGTCTTTGGGTTTGTGCTCCTCACATCTACCAGACTTTACTTTGTTTCTACATCCGGGATAGCTACAACGTCTTAATGGTTGGTATGGCATTCGTTACTAAATCCTTAGTAAGCGCACGGTTCTCTATACACTTCCCACAATGCGGAAATCGTCATTGGTGCCGGTTTAAGGTTGGCTAAGTCTGTGACGGCTTCTCGGTTCGTGTAGAGATAGGCGATATACATTAAGCAACCAATCTTAATCGCCGGGGTAAACGGTATGGTCTTTTCCGTTTCTTCTTCCCCAAAGGTTTTACCAATATGTTTTTGGCATACTTCCAATGTGGCTACCTTATAGGCTTCCAGTAACTCATCATCTAAATCATGATCGAGATTTAAGTGCGCTTTGATTTCATCAATCGTTAAGTCAATATTCGCCATAAGCTTCACCCTCTTTACACATAAGCTGTAATTCTCTGTGTGATTCCATACTGTCAATAACCGAATAAATATCAAATAGGCGTTTACCGTATTTAATCCGCATTTTGTTTGTAATGCCGTCAAGGTAACGAATGCGAACGCGGATAATGTTTTCACCCATTTGAAACGGGCCGCTAAAATATTCTCGCCCTTGTAACGGTTCTACACTGGCGCGCACGGTGGCGACATTCTTCCAAATCGGTCTTGAGTTTCCGTATGGGGTGCTGTTTCGCTCTTTGTCATAATCCCGCTTTTGTATGCTGATCACCTTGTTATACTTTCCGGCCTTAATCATGATTGCCATTGTTTGCCCCCGGTTCTTGTTCATCTCCGCGTTTTACTTCTACGGTTTGTTTCCATGCTTGGCTAAATTCTTCTCCACCCTCATAAGGCGGTAAACCTTCACGGCGGCGGACTTCATTTGGGCACATTACACCGGCTTTAATTGCCACATCGTAACTCTTGAAGCGCTCACTTTGACTTGTGCGCAATAAGTCGCTTGTATCAAATTCAATTAAGTAACGTTTCTTGCTGTTGCTACCTAAATCAATCATCAAGGCATCTTTTAGCTGCTGTTCAAAATTGGTTAGCCAAGGGCGCAAGGTTTGCGATAAAAAGGCTCGACTGGCTTCACTAAAGTTTGAATAACTGCTATTGGAATAGTCTTGAAGGAAAATCGGGCTAATGTTGTAGATTCTGGCAATATCGGAAATTGTGAACGTACGGCTTGCTAACCATTCCGCGTCTTGGTTTGTCATGCCTAACTGTTTATATTCCATTGAGCCTTCAAGGATGGGTGTTTTCCCTGCGTTCTTCGCGCCTTTGTAACGTTCAAGGGCTTTTACCGCTTTTTGTGCTTTGGCATCGTCCAACCATTCGGCGGTAGTAATTAATCCACTCGCCATTAATCCGTTTTTCATCACTGCCGATCCGTGTTTCTGTTGAGCAATGCCTAATCCCACGGTTTCACGGCAAATCGTAATTGGCGAACGCCCCATAAAGCCATCAAGGGATGAATGGCGTAAATGTAGGATTTCATCTTGAAGATAGTTTTTGGTATTGCCGTCTAAATCGGTAATTTGATAGATATACTCGCCGCCAACTTTGCGATAGATATTGACCGCACTTGGTTCATGCGGGGTAAGGCTGATTGGTTCTCCTTTGATATTCCATTCAATCACCGCATAAGCGTTACCGTTTAATAGGCAGTGACGCATCATGGTGTATTTAAATTGATACGGTGTTTGGCTACGGTTTGGCATTTCATTTAAGAGATAGTCCACCGGGTGACGATAAACGCGCTCGCGGCCATCGTCTTTAAGTTGATACAAATAACAAGGCATACTGGCCACCGCTTCTGAAATAACGGTAACGGCACTCATCACCGCCGGTAAACTTTCCGCCGTGTTCGGGCTGACAAATTCCCCTGCGCCGGTGTTTGATACACCAAGATAAGAAAGCAGCTCATCAATTGCCATCGGTGCGCTGCGTTGTTCTTTTCGTCTAAACGGGTTCCACATACTACGCCTCCGCCACATCAAGCCACTGTTTCAAAAGTGCGGTGGATTTTCCTTGCGTTTTTCCCTTCGCGGTTGCCATTGATCGTTTGGCAATCTCAACGCTACTTTCAGGATAGGCAGGAATACTGGTAACGGTGATTTCAAATAATTCCGCTTTGGCTACTGTGCGTTGACAAGGCTCTACATCAAAATTCCATGTTTCTTCTTTAGCCCAAAAGCCGAAAGACATTCCGCTAATATCGCCGCGTTCAACACTTACCAACAAATCACGCCCTAAGGTGGTATCAGGTGGCATTAATTCAAAACGTAAGCCTATTGCGTCTTCTTCCAGTTTTAAGGTTCCCGCGCGGGTTCGCCCTAATAGTTTGGAATGATCGTGTTCAAATAATGCCCGTACATCGGCACCGCTGCTTAAACTTTCACTAAACGCATTCGCACTGAATTGTTCTACAAAATCGCAATAAAGCACTTCAGAAGGGCTGTCCCACTTCACCACATAGCCAACCAGTTTTTTATTCTCGCTGTCTGCGGTGATTTCGGATGAGCGGATTTCAAATTCTTTATTCATACTTTCCCTTTTAACAAAAAGGGGGCTTAATTGCCCCCGTTGGAATTTGACGATTAAGCCGTAACTTCAATGAACTTGATTGCGTTACTATCTACCACGCCACCACCAAGATATTTATCAGTATGGACTTTATAGAAGCCCGGTTCGGTAATGTTGTCAGGGCGGGTTCTTACGCCGGTTTCGTGATCTACAATGAAGTAACCGCGTTTGAAGTCACCAAAGGCAACTACCGGTTTATTGGCACCACTTGCCGGCATGGTCTCAAGGAAGTAAACCGGACGGCCTAAAAGGGTAGAAGGCGCATCTACGGTTAAACCATCACGCCAAATAAAATCGCCGTTTTTGTTTTTGAGTTTTTGTAATGCCGCCGCAATAGTGGAAGACATCACCCAAACGGCATTTTTACGGTATTTGCTGTGTAAGGTGTAGAACAAATCAATTAGCGTATCAGCGGTGATTTTGTCGGCACCGGCAACTTCTAATTTTTGTAACTTACCAAAGGCGCGTACTTTGTCCGCTTCGGTAGAACGTTCATAGGACAAGAAGCCTTTTGATTTCTTCGTGCCGTCACCGCCGGTTAAGTCGGTTTCTTCGGTTTCGGTGAAGCTTTCGGAAATTTCATCAGTCAGCCAACCTAAAACATCAATACTGGAGAAGTCCAAAATTTCTTGAGTGGTTTTCGGATAGGCATAGATAGGGTTTAATGCAATGGTAACTTCATGGAGTTTCGGTGTGGCGGTGCCATTACGTGCTACGCCTTCCTCACCATGGGCCACTACCGCACCACCGGCGGAAACAAGTTTTTTGTATTCTTTCGCACCAACCGGCAAGCGGACCACGTTACAAATTTGACGCATCACGCTATCATCGGTTAAGCGTTTCATTACGTCTTTATCCAATTGTGGGATCACGGTATAACCGCCATCTTCTTGACCGGTGGTGGAAAGATTTCGTAATTCACCCGTTTTAATGTAGTGGCGTAGTTCGTCATTGCTGAAGGTTTTACCGCGTGTTTCTACCGGCTTGCCTTTGTCGGCAATGTTACGTTCTTCATCGGCCACCGTTTCATAACGGGCGATTTCATCGCTCAATTGTTTGACCAAATCTTTCAACTTTTCAAAGTCAACGTTTTCGGTTTCGGTCAATGAGCGGTTTTCTTGTTCCGCTTTGTCTAACATAGCGCGCATTGCTGCGACTTTTTCCGCTTTTTGTTGGCGTAGTTCTAACAGTTTTTTAAACATAGTTAATCCTTTTAAAATCATCTTAATTAAGACGGCTTATAAAAAGCCCATAGAACAATATATACACAAAAAACAGGAAGTAAATTGCTTAAAAATTAACAATTTAGCTACGTTAAGCTACGGTGGGTAGATGAAGTTTGATTGCTTGTTTTTTATACAATAAAGCAAGGAAGGGTATAATTTAGATAGGATTTTTTATCTATTTTAAAGAGTGAACACTAGTGAATACCTAGTGAACACCCTATTCACTATATAAATATATAATAAATAAAGAAATATAATACATAGTGAACAGGTGAACACATTTTTATATAATTTTGAACGTTGATAGAGTTTTTGCCTTGTTTTAATATCTGTCGCTTGAATTCTTTGGGTATCAAAGAATGGCTAAAAATACCTAGTAAAAACTTTTAGTAACACCGGTAGTAACACTGGATTTTAAATTGTTGATTAAGTTTGTTTTGAATCAATACGTTATGTATTTAATTCAAGTCTCGCTCAGGCACCAACAATAAAAAAAGACCGTTTTGGCGGTCTTTTTTATTTTCTTTTTTTACGAATAGTGCCCAAAATACCACCTAGCATAAATCCTAGGTTTTCTTCTTTCTCCCTTTCTAAAATTTCTTTTCTGTACTCATTTACCTATAATTGTATCTGTGGTCACTGATTTTAATTGACTCCATTCTTATTTCATCTCAAAAATCCCAATAAAGGAATTTATCATGCAGAAGATATTTTTCATT